CAAGCCACCTGTACCGGGTCTCGATACAGAGCTTTAACAGTGACGACCATCTGTGCTCCGAACCACTCCTTGAAAGAAGGGAACATGGATATCCCTCCTCGCATATCATCAAACACAGCATATTTCGCGTCCGGCATATCGCGTAGCAAGACTTGTCCTGACACCATTCCCATAATATAGGCATGAGATCCGAGGCTTCGTGCCCACAGTGTCTTGCCAAGTCGGCTAGGACCAAAGAGTACAAGGCTTTTTGTCCTAACTTAAACAGTCAGCAATGATCCACACCTTGCACGGGGGAGAGGTTCGGTGTCGTGGGAACCCGGAGGGTGCCCCGACCTCTCCCCGTGCGAAAGGCAACGCTCCTGCCAAAACAATCTATACCTAAGATCTGTTCCAGCGCCCCCGGAGCGTAGCGCAGGAGGCAAGACAAGCAAAGGCAGGGACTTACCACCTAGTCCAGCATCGTCAACAAGCTGTCTTCCCCATTCAGCCAACTCAGGTACCATTCCAAGCTCAAATTCGATCCCATCGGGACCCACATAGGGTTCGTGTTGCTTGGCGTAGTTGGCGTCGGCAAACTTGTTGAGCTCGGACCATCGTGTGACGAGAGTCTTCGGATCCAGGTGCCGAAGCAAGTCAAAAAACTCCTCTCGACTTTCTGCGCCGATAATTTGGCGCCATTTATCCGTAGCCGTAGGAAGTCCATCTCCGCCCGGCCTGTCCAACCCCCCTGCGACAATGTCTCCATCCTTTGTCGCATAATCCCAACCTTCTCCCGGACGCCCACGAGATGGGACAATGTTCGGGTGGTGGCCGTCGACATCAAAGAAATCGGATCGTCGGGATTGCTTCTTTCGTCCGAAATCGCAGAAAACATGGAGATGAGTACCTCCATCAGCGTGATTCTCTCGTCCAATGATACACTCAGCTCCAAGAGAGCTGATATGGTCGAGAACGGACCACTCAGAAAGGCTGCCAGACTGACTGTAAGTGAGGAGGACATAGCGTGCAGAGAAAACGAATGAAGTCATGTGATGTAACCTGTGAGGAACCTGGGCAAACTAATATTATAGCCCAGGTGACGGGTGACACTCCTCACTATAAATACCCGTCTCCTCCTCACAATTTGGAAGCAAAAAATGGGCCGCTCAGGATACGACACTACTGGAACCGAGAAACCGCCCTCTTTCGACAATGGCCTATCGCAGATCGACACGTCGCAAGTACTCCCGACGCAAGTCCTCGTCGTATCGGGGAAGAAAGCGAACAAAGCGTTCCGCACGGCCCTCTCGCTCCACCAGGAAGCGACCAATGACCCGCCGAAAGATAGTGGAAATCACCTCAACAAAGAAACGTGATACCATGATGCACGGCAATCCCGCTCTCCCTGCCGACACCTTTACCACGCTCGTGTCCGCTGTCCCGGGCACTAAGATCTTCCTATGGTGTCCGACCTATCGCGAGCTGTCCTTCGCAACCGAAGAGAATAAGCGAAACACTAGTCGAACCTTCTTTAAGGGCGTCTCCGAACGGGCCACGATTACTGCGCAAAGTGGCACACCTTGGTCGTGGCGCCGCATTATTTTTAGTACCAAGGGTCTCCGCCCCAATGACTCATTTATGGTCGACCTGTCTGGTCGTTACCGAAGGGCATTAGCTCCCTTCAATGAGGCCGCCTTCATCCAACGACTCTTCCAGGGTACTGAAGGGTCTGATTGGAATAGCTTTTTTAATGCTAAGGTCGACACCAATCGCGTCAAGCTTATCACCGATCGGACCCGAGAGATTCGGTCCGGTAATGACCTCCTTCATAAGCATCACTACAAGTCATGGATTCCGGTCAACAAAAGTCTAATCTATGACGACGAAGAGTCCGGCAATGGGAAAATAGGATCGGGATGGCAATCTAATGGAATAGGCGGTTATGGCGATGTTTTTGTTATGGATATATTTGTTTCTGCTACATCTGCTGCAAACAACAATCTCGAGGTTGCCCTAGAGGCTACTGCCTACTGGCACGAAAAATAGGCTGCAGCAGCTCCACAAAAATACAATTTGCTTCCAACCAATCAAGATCATTGTAGATCAAGTCTATGCGTCCTTTTGGTGTTCGCTCCGTGATGTCAGCCTTCATCTGTTCGCGGGGGTCTGCATTGGCCAACCAAATGCACGGCCTTCCCCAAGCCACCTGTACCGGGTCTCGATACAGAGCTTTAACAGTGACGACCATCTGTGCTCCGAACCACTCCTTGAAAGAAGGGAACATGGATATCCCTCCTCGCATATCATCAAACACAGCAT